GCGCTCGAACACCGGCTCGCAGAAGTGCTGGATGACCCAGAACTGCACCGTCCGCCAGTAGTCGCGCTCCTCGAGAAGCCCCTGCCGGATGGACGAGTAGGAGACCGATTCGAGGTCATTGCTGAGCGAGATGTACGAGACCCCCAAGCCGGAGGCGATGCCGCGAAGCATAGCCTTCTCGAAATCGCGAAACGCGGTCGACGGATGCTGCGGGTCAAAGGGCTTGAAGTCGGTGCCGGCGGGGAGCTGCTCGAAGCTGCCCGGCTGGATGTCGATGCTGATGCGCCCGTCCGCGCCCTCGCCATCGCCCTGGTAGTCGTCGCCGGACTCGCTCGTGAAGAATCCCATCTTCGACGCTGAGATGCGGGCGGCGACGAGCTCGGCCTCCTCGTACCCGCCAAGCATCTTCAGGCGCGTCATGGCGGTCACCGTCCAAGGCACCCCGCGCGTCTGCCCGACGCGATCACGGCGGAAGGCGTGGATCATGCGATCGGCGGGGATGCGTTCATCGCGCACCGAGGATGCGGTGCCCATCTGGTAGTCGTCGGGGTGCCGCGTCTTGACGTAGTAGGCGACCGGCTTACCCGCGGGCGTGACCTCGACGCCCATGCGGATCAAGTTGCCGTTCTGCAGGACGTCGTTCTTCTCCTGGTCGATGAGGTCCGCGTCGATGAACTGCAGCCGAAAGCGGTTCGGGTTGGCGTTGTCCTCGACGAAGAGGACGAAGCACTCGCCATCGCGCGCGACGGCTTCGATGAAAAGGCGCTGCGCGTCGACCCATGACATCGTCCCGTCGACGGTGCAGACGCCCGGGCGACCCCACGCCATGAACGCGCCCTCGAGGATCTGGTTCGCAACTTGATCGAGACGGCCATCGGGCTCGCGCGATCGCACCTGCAGCATGATGCCGCGGGGGCCGATGACGTTCGTGCGCAAAAGGTCGAGGTAGCGGTGCGCATAGTCGTTGTTCTGCACAAGGTCGCGGCTTCGCGCGCGGATGACCTTGAGCGTGTAGCGGATGTCGGAGTCTGCGGACTTCGGCAGCGTCAGCCAGTCGGAGTAGAGTCGGCCGGTGCTAGCGGCGTCAAAGCCGCGGCGGCGGGTTGGCTTGGCCGGCGGGCGGCGCTTGAAGAAGTCGAGCAATTTCACTTCGTGAACCTCACCCGGATCGTCTGATTAGTGCCGAGACCGTTGCGGATTTTCTCGGCCTGCCGCTCGCGGTTGACCTCGGCCTTGAGGCGGTCGCGCTCGGTCAGCAGGTCGGCGCGGTTCCAGCGCGAGAGGCTGCGACCGGCGATGCTGTAGGAGGCGGCGCTCAGGTTGTTCGGGTCGCGCAGGTAGGTCTCGATGTTGTCGAGCATGGCCTGGGCGACGCTCCGCGGGTCGGCGGTGGAGGTCGCGCGGTTGGCGTTGACTTCGAAGACGCCGAAGTCAATCTCCGCTCGGGCGCTGTCACTGGTGCGCGTGATGTAGGCCGTCCAGTGGTAGCGGCCCGCGAGATAGTCGGCGGTCACCGTGGAGTCGACTTCGACGGTGTAGCCATCGGCGCTCTCGCCGGCGGTGATGGCGATGCGCTCACCGGTGCCCTCGCGCCGCGCTACATACGAGAGCGCGTAGTCGGCGACGGGGTAGTCGCCCACGAGGTCAGGGCGGCGCCACGCCCAGCGATCGCCAGCCTGTAGCCGCGTCGGCTCCGTCGTCGGGTAGTTGGCCGACTGAAAGACGTTAGCCATTCTGCTTGCCCTTCGCCTCGCCGTTGCTGCCGGCGCTGCTCCACGCGGGCTGCTTGTAGCGCGTCGGCGGGTTGCGAAGGGCTTCGAGGCTGGCAAGCGCTGCGGCTTCGACTGCGGGAACATCGAGCTTCGCCTTGACCCAGCCGAGCACCTGCGCCTCGGTGAGCGCGTCGAAAGCGGCGAAGGCTCCCGGCGTCGGCGGTTCGAGCGACACGCCACCGTAGGCGGTGCCGGTGTGCTCGTTGTCCGATGCGTTGACGCGCCAGAACGCCGTCACGACGACATCGACAAGGCCGCCGGTGTTGGAGACGCTGAGCGTGTCAATCTGCCAGATAGGGGTGGTCATGGTGCGTCTCCGTTACGGCCCGGCATCGCGCCAAGCGCCGCCGCTGTAGAAGTAGAGTTTGTTGTTGGTTGTGTTTACGACGATGGGGGCCATGCCCGTGATGGCGGTCGGCGTACCCGTAGGCGTACCCGCGCAGGTTGGGACATACAAGAAGCCGTTGGTCGCGGTCGTGGCGAGGGCGGCGGAACCACCTGCCACCACATTGCCAACAGCGGTGATGCGGAACCGCTCCGTGCCGGTGCTGAAACTGTTTGCACCGCTGCGATACACCAACGCATCATCGCCCGCAGGGTATCCCAAGATGCCCGAGTCGCGGATGCCGGAAACGCCCCAACGAATGAACGGAGAGAAGGAATCAGTCGGCGCGGTCGCAATGACTTGCGAATTTGCGCCAGAGTTAAGGGCGCGGATGTTGCCGGTAACTTCCAACTTTTCACCCGGCGAACTCGTCCCGATGCCGAGGTTGCCGCTGGTGTCGAGGCGCATCCGTTCGGTGTTGTTGATTTGCCAGACATAATTTCCAAGACTGGAACTTGGCAAGTTGAATGTCATCTGCGGAGCAGCAGCCCCGAAGCCTCCGGTAATCGTGGCGTAAGAATTAGTCGCCGCAATGAAGTTGATTTGCGCCTGCGTGTTGGCACCGCTGCCAATGTTGTTCAGCCGCAGCAGTTCAAGCGTTGCCCCGTTTGAGGTTCCGGCAGATTCCAATTTTACAGCAGGCGAAGTCGTCCCGATGCCGAGGTTGCCGGAGGAGTCGAGGCGCATGGATTCAACGCCGCCCTCGGAGAAGGCGATAGTGTCCGCAGCGGGGAAGAAGATGCCGGTGTTCTCGTCGCCGGTGTTCGTGAGCGAGGGGGTTGCAGCGGCGCCGTCAGCGAGGGCGAGCGTCGCGCCGGTTGCGCCAGCCTGCACCAAGGCCTGCGGCGTCACCTTCTTCGTCTCCACCGCAGAGGTGTCGACGATCGGCACGAAGTCGGCGGTCGTCACGACGTCGGCTTGCACCAGCGTCGTGAGTTGAGAAATCTTCTTGTCAGCCATGCGTTATCACCTCGGCGCTCAGCGCCATCCGTTTACCCATCCGCCAGGGCGACCTGCCCGTCTTGGGGGCAGCCTTCGCGGCACAACCGACTCCGGCGGCGTAATCGTGGCCGGTGTCGGTTCCGTTTTCAAAACACTCTCGAGGGCGGCCACGGCGGCCGGTCTCCGAGTCGTCAGCACCTGCGGCCCGCCGCGCCCCACGAAGGCGGCGTAGGCGTACACGGCACAGTCGAGCGCCTCGACGCGCGCGCCGCTGGATTTGGGCTTGTAGGAGCGCATCCGGCGACCCTGCACGACGCGGTAGATCATCGTCTCGTTCGTGAGCTGGTCGAAGTAGGCATCGTCCACCGACGCGGGGAAATGCACATAGCCAGCGCCGGGCTCGATGCAGCGCTTGAGGCGGCCATAGAGCACGTCCTTTGCGGTGTCGACGCCAATCAGGTAGAGCTGGCCGGAGGTGCGCCCAGCGCGCCCCGCGCGGCGCGGGAACACCAAGCGGCCAAAGCCGCCCGCGCCCTTGACCGCCCAGACGCGCCGAGCCTTGCGTTTCGCGCAGTAGGCATACACCTGCTGCGTGAAATGCCCGCCAGAGTCCACGGCGGTCGCCTCGATGAGCATCGCGCGGCCGTCTTCGCTGGCGCGGGGGCGCGCGAGAAATGCGTCAAGGTCGCGCCATAGCGCATCGCTGCCGGGGTCGCCGGGGAGAACTTGATGCTCGACCAGCCACGATTCCTCGTCGCGCCCCCAGCCCCATACCGACGCCTCGAGGCGATCGTCCTGCACGTCGACGCCGCAGGTGAGGAAGACAACGCCCGCCGGGATTGACTGCGGGGTGTACTGCTCGCGCCGCTGCGCAAGGCCAAGCGCTGCGACTTCATCGCCGCGCTCTTCGTAGGTCTCGCCGAGCGAGGTGTTGATCCACGTCTGCAGCGTCTCCGGCAGCTTCTTCGCCTGCATGAACGCGACCGCCATCTCGCCCCAGGTCGACCAGGGCGAATACAGCTCCGAGATGTGGAACGAGGCAAGGCCGCGGCTCTCCCGCGTCGCCCGCCATTCACCGGCGCGCAGCATCTCGTGCTTGTCGGCTTCGTCGATGAGCGCGCCGCAGTGGACGCAGGCGTACTGCGCGAGCTCGGGCTGCCCCTCCGGCCATTTCACCTGCGGCCACATCAGCCGCTGCGTCTCCTCGCAGTGCGGGCACGGCACGAAGTAGAAGCGCTGGTCGCCGGCGTCGAAGCCCGCCTCGATGCGGGATGAGCCCTTGATGGTCGGTGTCGAGCCTGCCAGCACTTTGCGGTTCCAGAATGTCGTCGTGCGCTTCTTGCCGAGGCTCACCGGGTCGCCCTCGGTGCCGGCGGATGCGGGGAAGCGATCGACCTCATCGAAGAGCACGATGCGGATCGGGCGCGAGGCCAGCCCCGCCGGGGAGTTCGCGCCCGCGACGGTCAGGTGGCCGCCTGCGAACTTCTTGTGCAGGAGCGTGTTGCCGCTGTCCCTCGATCGCGGGTCGGCGATGCGCTCAGCCAGGGCGGGCGTATCCCGCAGCATCGGCGCGAGGCGGTCCTTCGACCAGGCTTCGGCCATCTCGAGCGTCGGCTGCACCAAGAGCATCGGCGCCGGGTCTTGATGGACGTGGTACCCGATGACGTTGTTGAGGATCTCGGTCCAGCCGACCTGCGCCGACTTCATCACCCAGATCTCGCGCACGGTCTCATCGGCGACGGCGTCCATGATGCCGCGCTGGTAGGGCGCCCGGTCGGTGCGCCAGATGCCGGGCTCGGCGCTGGCCTCGCTTGAGAGGCGGCGCTCAGCGTCCGCCCATGCGCTGACGGTGAGGTCAGGCGGCGGCTGCCATAGGCTCCGGGTCCGGTTCGAGCGGGCGCGCAAGCTCGGCGAGGGCGGCGTTGATTTCGGTCTTGAGGATGGCTCGGATTGCATTCGGGTCGGTTCGTCCGATTAGCTGCGGGGCTACCTTCGTCGGGAGGCTGAGCAATTTCGCGCGCGCCGACAAAACAAGATCGTCCCACTCCGCGCCGAGCTGCTCGATTTCGACGAGCTCGCCGCGGCGGATGCGGTTCTCTGCCTCTACCTTCTCGGCTTGGGCGGCGGCGAGGCGCTCGCGTTGGGTCGGGTGCCGATCGCCGTCCTCGTTCTCGGAGCCGCAGCGCTTCGCAATGAAATATGCGACGATCGCCGGCCCGTGATACGAGCCGTCGTCGTTGCGCGGCGCGTCGGCCCAGTCGCGCAATGTGCGCGGCGTGATGCCGAGCAGGGTCGCGACTTGGATTTGAGACAGGTTCGTGATGCTGGCCATTGATTCTCCAGTGTGCCGCAATTCGTGGGCAGGCGGCTATTGTTCCGCTGGCGCTACAGTTACAACGGGGTCCGAATTACCCGTAGACGCGACTTCTCTGGGAGGACCCGCGACCCCCACCCTGCACCATCTCGGTGCGTTGCGCCGACGCCACGCCCCTGTCGCGCCCACGCCACGCGCATCACATCGGCCTCTGCGTGGCCTGCGCCACCGAGAAGCCGCGTTCGAAGTTGGCGGCGAGCCTGTCCGACACGGTGCGGTTGATGGTCTCGTAGAAGGGCAGCCGCTTGCGATACTTCGGGGGCGAGTCGGTGAAGAGGAACACGGGGCGGATGGCGCCACCGAAGCCGAAGGTCACGCGCTCGTAGATGCCGGGCTTCAAATGCTTGGTCCGAAGTCTGCCAGGGTAGGCCACGAAGTAGCGCGACGGTCTCGCCTTCTTGCGCCTCAACTGCCGCTGCTTCGATGCCGCGGTCTCTCGACTCAGCGGATCTCGGCTTGCTTGCAGCTGCGACAGGATGGAGTTGATCACACCCCTCGGCACGTTGCCGTAAGCGTCGAGCTTGGCCGCCCTGGTCGGTATTGCATACGACTGAGGCGGCATCACCCCTGCCTTGATCAGCAGCTTCTCAAACCCCTTGCGATCGCGCGCGCCACCGGTGATGTGGTAGATCAGGTACCGCACCGCGGGCACGCCCTTGAACGATTCGTCCTTGAGCTTCACCGTCGCGGTGAGGTCGCGCTTGCTGGCCGACTTCACGAAGACGGCCTTCAGCGTGTAGGGCGTCGGCTTGTCGAACACGCGCTTGATCTCGCCCTCGACCTGAGCTTGCGCATCCTTGGCCGTCTGCGTCAGGGCGTACGCCGTCGCGAACGGAATCTGATCCTTGCGCAAGCCCTCGAGCATCCTGAGGGCGTCCTTGAGGTCGGCGCGGACATCGTATCGCATGGGGTCTCGGTCTCCGGTCAAGTGCCAGACTATGGCTGCGTGAGTGTACCGGGCCGAGATTCTGAAGGGCTCGGCGTGATGCCTGCCCATTGTGGCCGGTTATGCACCATTTTCGGGGCGCGTGCAAGTCATGAGCTCGATATTCACATAACGCTCAGCGGTGCGCACGCGGCGGATCAGGGTTCGGCGCGAGGTGCGAAGCCTTGCGGCCTTGACCTCGAGCGGCCCCTTGCTGGCGTAGAACTGCAGAAGCGGCACGCGGTGAACGATTGGCATTCGCGCAACGATGCGCTCGACCTCAGCGAGATCGGCGGGCATATCGCAGCCGTCGCCCTTGGCATGGCCACCTTCGTTCGCGTGTGTAAACGCTGCCGCAGTCGGATAACCGGTCACGGGCAAACCTCGACACCATCGGCCCCACTGCGCGAGCTTCATGCGAGTCCAGGCGAGGGTATCAGGCATTGAGCTCAAGCCTCCGAGGGCGGCCAGAGTTCAGCCTTGCGTGCCCTTCCGCAGCTCGGTAGCAGGCTCGAATGCTCGGGAAGGTTTTCGCATCGCGCAGGTTCGTCGACCACCACTCGCGGACGGGGCGCTCGGCATCGGTGACGCCCGTCCAGTAGAACGCCTCCCGCGACACCAGCACCCAGACCCCAGACTGAAACCAGAGACTCCGATCGCCGATCGTCATGCCTCAGCCCTCCATCGGCGGCAGCTCGCCGCGGATCATCGGCAGGGCGTCCTCGAGGCGCATGACCACGAGCCAGCCCTTGCCGTCACCCCGGCAGGCGACGACGGGGATGTCGCTCGGGCCTGACGCTCTCGCCGCCTGGTCGATCCATTCGTGGACCGCGATGCCCTTGCGCCGCTTCACCTCGAATCGGAATTGGCAGACGGTGATGTCGTCGCCACCGTCCCTCGACTGCCCGATGTTGCGTTTGACGGCAAAGCCCATCTGATCGGACAGGATCTGCGCGAACTCGCGCTCACCGGTTGCGCCCTTGCGTCGTTGACTCGCTCCCATGCTCACCACCTCGCTGTCATTCTGCCAAGGTCGACCGCGGCTTTGAGCTCGTCGATCAAAGGTTTCAGCTTCTTTTTAAGTCGCCACCTTGTCCTGCGCTGCCTGCTCTCTTCGGCCAGCTTCTCCCGGTTCGCGCGGTAGTAAGCCGAGTGGTACTCGGTGCGCCCTTCGGTGCGCTTGTGGTAATGGCAGGTCCGCCCGGCCATCGACTCGTTACCGCACACGGGGCAGTAGCGGATGAGCTTCGGCGGCAGCCCGTAGGCCTCGCGCCATGTCCCGCTCATGACGCAAGCCCCACGATCAGCATCGCCGCAAGCCAGGCAACGCCTAGCATGACGCCGACGCACAAGCCGACGAGGGCGAAGAGCGCCATCGTCTCAAGCCACCTTGCCAGCGCTTTCATGCTCAGAACGGGATGTCGTCGTTGAAGTCCTCGGCAGCCGCCGGTGCGGGCTTCGCTGCGGCGATCGGCGCCGGGGCTTGCGCGTCCTTGGCCTTCAGCTTGATGCTGAGGTACTTCTTGCCGGTCGATTGCGCGGTGTTGACCCAGGCATCGAGCCAGTACTCGACGCCGCCCACGAGGGCACTGCCTCGGTAGTCGGCGTCCTGCTTGCCCTCGCGCTTCTTGTCGTTCGCGAACAGGCTGCCGGTGTTCGGCTTCACTTCGTAGGTGCTCATCGTGTCGTCTCCGTGGGGTTGGCTTTGGGGGCAACGATTTGCTCCTTGCGGCCATCGGGGTGGGTGATCTCCAAGGCTTTCACCTTGGCGTTCGGGAACTTCTCCCGGGTCATGTCCATGAACGCAAGGGTGCCGGGCGCGAGGCGCTCGAGCTTGGCGCGAAGGCGGGCTCGACGCTCCTCGGCGGTCATGGCTTCGGGTGGGGTCATGCTGCCCTCCGACGTGTCACGGCGATGAGCACTCTCGCACCCCGAGCAGAGCGAAGGGGGTCGAGTGTGCCATCGTCCGTTGCACAACCGTCCACCCCTGCACAACCGTTGTTACAGGGGGGGTTATAGGGGGGGAGAGAGAGAGAGCATGATTGTGCTCGATTGTGCGCTTTCTTCAATGACTTACGCTCAACGCTTGTGCAGACGGTTTGCAGCATTTCAGACCACTCCGAGACCCATTCGCGGGGTCCTGTTGGCGTACTGGCCGACCTGCACACGGTCGACTTTGCCGGTGCTGCGGAGCCGGTACAGGGCGTCCATGAGAGCGGGGATCTGGGTGCGCTGCGCCATCTTTCGCTCGACCATGACGCGAGGCAAGAATGCCTGATTGCGCTTCTCATCGGAGGTAGCGACGCCCTGCTTGACGAGTTCGGTAAGCGCCTCGAGCACCATGGCCTCCGCGCGCGCGGGGTGCAAGACACGATCGCGAGCCGATGCCGGCGTCTCCGGGATGGTCAGGATGTGGGCGGCAGGGTCCATGCGCATCTGCAACGCATCCAGGGCGCTGTAGTTCGATTTGCGGCGTGCAAGGTACCGCACGTCCGGGTCGGTCTCCAGAGCCTCCCCTGCGGCGTCTGGGAGCGTCCTGCCGAAGAACCAGCGGGAACGCACCGCGGCCTCCCATGCGGTGCTGCCCGCCCACTCGCTGCCCTCGACCTTCGCGGGGTGCCCGAGCAGGACGATGGCGGTGGGGCGCTTGCGGTTGCAAGCCCCGGCGATGAGGTTGACGAAGGTCGTGACGTGGTGGCGCTCGTTCTCGTTGCCGCCGAAGAGGCGCGCGATGTTGTCGAGGATGACGACCTCGGCGTCGTAGTCGGCGACCTGCTCCTCGAGCTCCTTCAGCATGGCGGTACCGGCGATTGCCCCGAAGACGGTCTCGGCGAGGGTGCAGTTGCGGCCAGCATAGGACTCGATGACAAGGCCTGCGTAGTCGGTCAGATCCCGCCCAGCGCGTCCGGCAATCTGCACCTGCCGCCGCCACAGCTCATCGTGATCGTCCTCGCCCATCCACATCAGCGTCTTGTACGCGCGCGAGGGCTTCTCGATGAACGCATCGCCGGTGGCAAGGCTCGAGCCAATCTGCTGGGCGAGTAGGCTCTTGCCGACGCCGCCGGGGCCTGCGAGAAGGGTCACGTGCCCGATGCCGAGCCAATGCGGGATGGCCCACTGCCTCGCGGGCGGCTCCCCCTGGAAGAGCAGCGCCGGCCAGTTGAGCGGTCGACGATCTGATGCGGCCTCGGCTTCGGGGTCTTTTGGCTGCACCGGCACCTCGTCGATTTCGTTCGGCGGCTCGTAGACCGTTGGCGGCGGCGCTGTCCAGCCGCCTGATGCCGCCATCGCGAACACTGAGCCGAGCGTGACCATGCCTGACCGCGCGCGCCCGTCGCGGTTGAACGACGCCCAACGGTAGCGGCAGTCCGCCTCGCCCGAATAGCTAGGCGGGGAGTCGCCAGTCAGCTCACCGGCGCTCCAAGCGTGCCACAGGTGGAACCCGTCCTCCGAGCCTTCCGATGCGAGGTGAATTGCCATGCCCGCCTTGACCCAGTCGTCATGCCCTGCAGGGTCGATGAAGGCGAGCGCCTCGGAGACGATGCCGCGGTCCTTCGCCCACTTCTCGGGCGTCGCCACCGGCAGGGGCGGCAACGGGCGGGTATCAATCTGACGGCGATCGACAAGGCCTGCGGGAAGCGCTGCGACCTCGCCCGTGGTCACGGCACCGTGCGCCGGCCACCAGACGATATAGCCGCCCTCGGCGCGGATGTCGATGCCGATGCACTTGCGATCGCCGAGCTGCACATTGACGCCGGAGGTGAAAGTCTGCCCGGGCGGCGCCTTGAACAGGTAATGGCGGCCGCCTGAGAGCGTGCCGTGGGTGCGGGTGCCGACCAGTCGATCGGCGTGCTCGGCTATCCACTCCTGCGCGACGGCGTCGGCCTTGTGGGCGTCATAGTCGATGACGACGAGACCGGTCTTGCTCCCCGTAGGCACGCCGACGAGTGCATCCGGCCATCGTCGCCACCAGGCGCGGATCTGGTTAGCGTCCTGCGTGGCATCGTGGAACCCGCGCTCGGTGAGCGGGCTCTTGGGCTTGCGTAGGCGCGTGCGGCCATCGACGACGACCTCCTCGGCGCTGCGGCGGCACGGGAACACGGGCACCTTCGATGCGAGGCGGACGATGGCCTCGACGGGAGTGATGCCGGCGACGAGTTGCTCGGACATCCTCAACGCAGCCCCTTCGCCTTCTCAAGCGCCGCGATTTCCTCTGCGCTGCGATTGGCGTTGCGCTGCTTAACGAGCTCCGTTAAGCGCTCGAGGTAGTGCTTCTTCAAGAGCTGCGTCGGCGCCGATTGAATCCGCAGATGCGTCTCGTCGATGGCGAGGTCAAGTGGTGAGCGGATCTCAAGTGGTGAGCGGCTCATTTTTTGCGCCTCCGGTTCTGTTTCATGACGGCTCGATGGAACAACGAGTCAAGCTTGATGGCGGCATCGCCGCGCGGGGATTTGCTGCGTCCGGCCTCCAAATCGCAGACGGACTGCGCGGTGAGGCCGATTTCGCGCCCAATGGCGGCGAGAGTAAATCCTACGGTGCGCAGTGCGCCGATGCGGTCTTGCCAATTTATCATGCCGGGAAGGGTAGCCCGTCCGCTTGGCGGTCGTCAATCGGCAATCCGTAAATATATTTTCGCTGACCTGTTGACACTGGTACGGATTGCCGTATCTTATGCCCATCCCCGGGCTGTTCCGGGGGCCTGTTGGAGGACAGTGTTATGACAATTTCAAATCCTAAGATGCCGCTCGCCGCCGCTTGGCGGGCGATGGCTAGCCTCGCAGTTGCCACCCGCGCCGCACGCGCTCGTAGTGGCGACAAGTTTATCGGCACCACGCTTGGTCCGCACAACGGCACCGAACCGACCGTTCACATTGTGCGGGTGATCCGGCAGGACGGCCGCCGCAGCCCTATCGTCAAGACGTTGACCGCGCCGCTTACCTGCGCGCAGGCGGAAGAGTTTCTGCTCACCTACGAGTTCGACGAGGACGACGACCGGCAGGACGCCACCTTCCACGCCCACGAGTCTGAGCCGCTCACGCTCGTGATTGGCCGCCGCCATCGCGTATGGGTCCACTCGCTGCAGCAGGCCTCTGAGGTCTACTGCAAGCTGCGCGATGAGAGCGGCGAAGGCTCTCGGACGTGGCCGGAGGGCCGCGTCGGCAAGCATTACATCAGCTACAACGGCAGGGTGTGGGCGAAGCCGTCGCGCCAATGGAATGCGGGCGACCTGCCGGCCTACGACCCGACCGTCAGCGAGGTGGCCGCATGAGCGCCGCCTTCGATTGGGGCGTACTACTCGCCGTCTGGTTCGGCATCTTCGGCGTGGGCGCCTGCGGCCTCGCGGTCTACGAGTGGCGTTTGCGCCGCCGCAACCGCGACCTGCTCCCGCCGCCCGGCGGCCGCGCGCGGATCTACCGCGCCGACCCGCCGTCGGTGTCGCGCTGGGGCAGCACCCGATGAGAGCGTGCACGCTCAACAAGACCTGCATCGTTTGCGAGAACGTACTGCCTTGTGGCGAGTTCCGCAAGGTCGGCCGCGGTTACAGCAAAACCTGCAGGACCTGCGAGAACGGCGAGCAACCGGCCACGGAACCGGCCACGGAACCTGACCCGATGCTTGCCATCAAGCCCGGCTTCGAGCTGCGGGTGTGGGTGGATGGCGACGGCGACCTCGTGATCGCGCAGGAGCGCGAAGAGGTCGAGTCGCGCGTCTACCTCGCCCCGCACCAAGTGCCGCAGCTCGCCCAGTTCCTCAACCCGGTGAAGGAGGCGACGCCATGAGCGCCACCGACGACAACGCACCCCTGCGCCGGTTCTGGGAGTCCGTCAATCGCATGGTCACGACGCCGCAGAGTCACCTCGGCCCCATGACGCCCATCCACCTTGACGGCGTCAGCGTCGGCGAGCTCGCGACGGCGCTGCGCTTCTCCGGCCTCAGCGTCAGCAACGACGCGCAGGGCCGCCTCATCATCCACAAAGGAATCCGACGATGACCTTCTCCCGCATCAGTTTCGACGCCTACCGGGACGCGCTTGGGCTCAACATCAGCGCCTTGAAGCACTACCGGCACTCCCCGGAGATGTTCCTGCATCGCCTGAGCCGCCGCCACGAGACCGCCTCGATGGCGTTCGGCACTCTGGCGCACCTGCTCACCCTCGAGCCTCACCGCCGCGATGAGGTCGCCGTCTGGGATCGGCGCACCGAGTCCGGGGCGATGTCGCCGCGCCGCGGCAAGGAGTGGGAGGCCTTCAAGGCCGCCAGTGAGGGCAAGATTCTCGCCACCGCCGACCAGTTCAGCGAAGCGGCGGCGCTCGCCGATGCCGTTTCCCGCAGCGACCTTGCCCAGCGGTATCTAGCCCAAGGCGAGCCCGAGGTGTCCCTTGCCTGGCAGTGGCCGATCGGCGCTTGCAAGGGGCGCATCGACTGGCTGACCCAAATCGACGGCGAGTACGTCATCGTCGGCCTCAAGACCGCGCGCGACTGCCGCCCGTTCCAGTTCGGCGCCGCCTGCGCGAAGCTCGGGTATCACCTGCAGTGGGCGTGGTATCACGACGGCTTCTTCGAGATGACCGGCAAAAACGCCCGCATGGTGGAGGTCGTCGTCGAATCCGAAGCGCCGCACTCGGTCATCGTTTACAACATCCCCGAGGACGTCATCGAGCAGGGGCGGCAGGAATACCAGGACCTCTGCGCGATCCACGCCGACTGCACCGCGAGCGGCGAGTGGCCGGGGCCGGCGACAACTGAGGTCAATCTGTCGCTGCCGTCGTGGGTGTACGGCCACGATGGCGACGATGTTTCATCACTTGGACTGGAGGTTTGACGATGTTGGACGAAGTGGCGCAGCCGGCGCGCAAGAAGCCGAGCGTGTTCGATCAGCTCTACCCTGGGCGCTTCCTCAAGGCGGGCGAGTTGCTCGGGAAGAAGGTCACCGTGACCATCCGCGATGTCGACCTTGAGGGGCTCGTCGGCGATGACGGCAAGGAGAAGCAGAAGGCGATCGTCGGCCTTAAGGAGACCGACAAGTCGCTCGTGCTCTGCAAGACCAACGGGATCTGCTTGCGCGAGATGTTCGGCACCGAGCTCTCGGGCTGGGTCGGTAAGCGCGTGACCATCTTCCCCGATGTGTGGAACGGCGAGCCCGCCATCCGCATCTGGGGGTCGCCCGACATCGAGCGCGACCTCGACGTCACGGTGACGCTGCCGCGCCGCAAGCCGTTCCGCAAGACCATGCACAAGACGGGGGTGGCGGCATGAGCCAGACGCAGGATGTCATCAAGGTCTTGGCGGCCATGAGCCGCGACGACCTCCTCGCCGAGCTGCAGCGGCGGCTCTACGCCGACTCCGCCCGCTTCGGGTTCGATTCGACCACGCGCGCGATGCTGGCTCTCGCCTACGATCTCGGGCGACTGGCGGCATCGAAGGACTGGCTCGATCGCGTCATCGAGTCGGAGATTGAGCGCGTCAACAAGGGGGGCGTGCAGTGAACAATTTTGACATCGCCTTCTTCGTGCTCGGCGTCGCCTGGGCTGGCGTCGTGTTCATGGGCGCCCTCGCTGCGATCATCCACGGGCTGCGGTCGAAGTGAGCCCTCCCCCGAGCCTGGCGGGTTTTGTTGCCGCGTCGGCCGGCTACCAGGCAGCCGACACCCTTTCACCCTCGAGTCGCGCGATACCCTCTACGGAGCCCGGCCCCGTCGCGACAGCCGGCCTGATTATGACCATCGAACTCGACGAGTGGGATCTGGCGTGGCTGGCCCAGCAGCACACGCCGGAGGAGTGGCGGCGGGAGTGCGAGTCTGCCCTGCTGCGCTGCGCGGCGTACTCGGCCCGCATCGACCGCCTCGAGGCAGAGCTTGAGCTGCTGCGCGGGAAGCGCACCGGCTGCGCTTACCCAAACTGCCTCGACGGCGGCGGGCGGTGCCAG